TACATTGAGCTGGTGTAGGACGACATGATGGATATTTAGCGCGTTTTTCGCCTTTTTTTCTACCACATGCTTTACATGAACCGTCTTTACATGTGTTACAATCAACCCATCCCCCTTCTTTACCTTTAGGGCCTTTACGTTTGAACCAAGTACGAAGTGTTTCTTTTTGTTTTTCGGTTAAATCTTCTTCTTTTAAATCTTTCCAAATATTTCCTTTACGACATCTAACAATAGCACCTGATTTGTAAGCAGATGGTTTATTGTACTTGCGATCAGCAATACGTTTACAGCGATCTTCAAGAAGCATTTGTTTTAATATGTCGATTAGTTTCATTATATTCCGATATTTATTAATTGAGGATTATCAACTTTAAATCTAATTACACCTCTAATTTTTTTAATATTATCAATAATTTGATTAATAGTATTAATATCAAATTTACCACCTTGTTTAGTATAAGGATAAGGATCAATTTTAACAGTTAAAATATCATATTGATAGCCTGGTTTAGGTAATCTAGCATTATAATCTTTAGAGTCAATAGTAGTTATCCCAGTTATTGATCTAATATCTGATAGTATTTGGGTTTGGGTTTTTATATTAGTGTTTGTAACTAATAAACCCTCTACTTTATAAAGCTTAGTAGCATAATCCTCACGTAAAATATTACGAATTTCTTCTTTAAGAATATTTTTAAATTGACTTTTGTTCATATTACCAGTATCCTGAGAATGTTGTTTTAAATCCTAATAATTTAGCATATCTTGGAAGTCTACAACTCCAATATGATGCTTTTGTTCTATCTGTCTTTTGAGCACAATTATGACGTTTAGCAAATGCTTGACGTGCTTTTGGATTATTTAATTTAGCACGTAATCCACCACCCGCCATTCCAAATGATACTTTTTTAATACGTTTAGTTCTAGGATCTTTTACATATACATAAAATTTCTTAGATCCACCACGTTTTGGTTTACCTAATGCTGGTGTTTTCTTTTTATCTGTTTCATTCATTCTAGTGAATCCAGCATATTGTTTATCTACTTCGTAATTTCTTAAGATGTTAGGTATTTTTTCTGTTCTATTAAAGACAATAGCATTTTCTACCTCATTATAAAGTTCAGTTTCTTCACCATAGTCTTTAGCAATTTGAACTAATAAATCAATATAAGGAATATATAAAATACTAGTTGTATCTCTAGCTTCTTCTTCACTACCTAATGTACTATCAAAATCTTCTTCCATTAATAAATCTAAAGGTACTTTTGTACCTTCAAACATACCATATTCGCCTAAATCGGTTTCAACAACTAATTCTTTATCGTCATCATTTAAATGTATAGCATTACGTTCATGTAAATAACGTGCTTCAGCCCATAAATTTAAAAATGCTTCTGATCCGTATCTGAATGTATTTTCTGTAATTGGTAATTTATTTGTAACATGGTATTGCATGTTTTCGGTCATAATAATTTTAGTACCTAAACTTTCGTTAAGTACAGGTCCTTTATTACCTACGTTATCACATGAGTGACACCCACAATTACATTTGTCTTCTTTAAGTGGTTTTGATAACACTTCTTTAATAAGATGAGATATACGTTGAGCAGTATTTTTATTCATGATTATAAATATTATGACATTATTTTATTATATGACAATTCAATATTACTACCAGTTAAAGACGAATCTTTGTATAATGATTTTTCAGTTTGTAAAAAAGCTCTTAATCCTTTTGTTGCTCTTCTTGTTTTATCGTGTCTGATGTTTAATATAGGAAGTGCATTATCTTTTTCGACATCTTCTAAATTAGTATATAGTTTACTAGCTTTTGCTATAATAGTATCTCCTTCTACTTTAAAATCACTTGGTCTCCAGTTTTTTATAGCTACAGGTACATTATCTTCGCCAAAAATAACTTGTTGTATATTTTGAGGTGGGAGATCTTTAACTATAATACCTGATATAGGTTTATTTTCTTTTTTATTATACATTCGTATAATATTAGGATCTGGATTGCCTTTAATGTCTTTTAAAGGCACATAAGAAATTTCGTCACCTAATTTACCACTAATGATAGCATTAATTAAACTTTTTACTTCGTTTTTAAATCTAACATCTGCTGATTCCCAATATACTGCATCATCTTGTTTTAGTGATAATCCACCTTCATTTATTCCATTACTAAAAAAATCAATATCTGATTTAGAATATCCTGATGTTTTTCTACCTGTTTCTTCAACTTCAGTAATGTTTTTAAATACTACTTCTTTATTACCATCTGTAATTTTTATATCTTTGGGGCCATCTTTTAATAATGAAGTAATAATATTATAAAAAGCATTTTCATTTTCTAATCCAGCTGATTTTCCTCCTTGTTTTTCAATTGGTTTAATACCAAATTTAGCTTCACCATACATAAAATATCCTATTGATGAAAAATCAGTTGATTGAGGATTAAATTCAAATTTTTTATCTGTTCCTGTATTTATATTTTCAATTTTATCAACAAATTCTAAACGTTTGTTATTAGGAACTAATACAAAGAAGTTTAATCCACTATCTCTAAAATCTTGATCAGTTAAATTTAATTCTTTTTTTAATATTTCTTTAGCCTCTTGTCTATCCGAAGCTTTACTTTCATTCAAATCTATACCTAAGTTTTCTAATAAATCAGCTAAAAGATTGATATCCTGCTCATTATTCATGTCAGGATATCCTTTTGGAAATTTATATGCGTATTTTTTAAAAAATAAATCTAATGAATCCATTATGCAGCTGGTGTTTCTTCTGGAGCAGGTGTTTCAGGAGCTGGGGATTCCGGAGCAGGAGATTCAGGTGCTGCAGTTTCTGCAGGTGCTGCTCCTTTTTCAGGGGTTGGCTTAGCACCGTATGATAAAATCCTAGCTATTGCTTCTATACAATTTTGCTCTTCGTTTAAATTTAATAAGTAATATTTTTTACCTTCTACTTTAGCAAGCCAAGATCTATCTGTGTAAGTAAGATAAAATACTTGATCATTTGCTAATATAATACGAAATGTAGTTGGTCGTGGAGCTACCCATTCAATGTCTTTTAAAAATAACTCATATTGATCTGTTAATAAATCAGTAATAGTTTTTTTAAGTGTTGGGAATTTAGCTAAAACAGGAAATCTTTCATCATCTAATGAAACAACAGAAGGACTATCTAAGTCTATTTCTGATTGAGCACTAGATGTTTTAGAGTAAACTTGTTTTACTAGCTCTTTTATTTTGTTTTTTAATTCGCTTCTAGTCATCTTATAAAGATTCGTCAGGTGACACTATACTATCGTAGTCTGTCATATCTAAAATTCTACCTTTTTGAGATAGTAGAATTAAGTTTTCAGCTACTTTATGTAAATCCATATCTGTTTTAGCATCTTCTCTAGCATACTCTAACATACGAATTAATAATGGAACATCCATTTTAACTACGTCTTTAGGATTTTCTTCTGATTGGCGAGATTGAATGAATGCTTTTGAGTCAATTGCTTCCTCTTTAACAGGACCCATTAAGGCCTTTTTAATCATCTCTTTAATTCGTTGTTTATCGTCTTTCATGGATGCTGATTTTGCTCTTGTAAACGCGGCTCCAGTCATTACTTTTTCAGCATCGGCACCATATTTATCAACCCAAAATTTTTTATTTGCTTTGTATTGGTTGAAAAATTGTTTTTGTAATGCTAGTATGCGTGGAGTAGGTTTCATTATTAATAAGTTTCTAAATCATCAATAATTGATTTAGCCATACTTGTAAAATCAATACTGTTATTACCTCTACCTCTCTTCCAAACAGTGTCTAATGCACTTGCTAAATACTTGACTTTATCTGAAGAATTATTGTCATCTACCATTTCCTCTAATGATTCAGCAACTGCTTGACCACCTAATACTTGGTTTCTAACAACCATAGTGATTGTATTACCGATTTGGGTCATTAATTTTTCGTCGCCTAATTCTTTAGCATTAGCAAATGCTTTTTGTAAATAATCCTGGATTGATTTAACTTTAGGATCGATATCGATATCACTTGGAGCAGATGGTGCTAATGTATCATCCGTTGTTGTTTCATCAGGCATTGGTGCTTCTTCAGCATCAACATTGATATCAACATCTTCTTGTGGAGCTACGTCTTTAGATTTCTTTTTCTTAGCTTCACCCAATGATGAATGTACAAGTTCTTTAATTTTATCTTTAAGTGTACCTTCAGTTAATGTTTTTGGTGTAGATTGAACTACTTTACCAAAAGCCAACTTTTGCATTTTTTCGAATTGATTGCTCATTTAAGTATATTTTGTTATAAATATTAACGGTTTTAGTTAGATTTTATTTTTTTATCATGAAGGTAATCAGTTAGTATACTACCTATAGCTCCTATTTTTTGTCTAACTAATATCCAATCTTCTAAAGTTAATTGATATTTGTTATCATAATAAGATATAGCTAATACACCAATAAAATTATCATTTAAATCATGAATGGCTAATAAATAAAATGATTTAGTATTGTATTCCTTACCAATAACAGGAAATAAACCACAATCTATATTATTACTACTTGTGTCAGGTACTGATACTTCACCCTCTTTGTATAAAACTGAGAATACTTTAGGGAATAAGGATACTGGAATATTTTGAAATGTTTCTTTAATTGATGAAGTATCACTAGTAGTACGTTCATAAAATATACTAAATTTCTTAATAGATTTTCCTGTTGGATAAAAATTACCTCCATTATGAAATTGAGAAATACATATTCTATTACAACCTAATTCTTCCATAAGTTGTTCAATTTGTAAATCTATTTTTTCATCTTTTATAATAGACTCACCTAAAATATCTTTATTATTTTTGTTAAGAAATTTTAGTTTTATCCATTCTAAAATAGTTGGTCCTATTATAGACGTTATTAAAGCTGTTATAATAGCTACTACTATGGGTACCGGAATGTTACTCATACATTTATTTTTTAAGGCTTTGTAAATATTTAATTGTTTCTTCTTTGTTTTCTAATAATTTTTTCTTTGAAGAACCAACCCATTTTTCTACATCACCCGCTTCTGTAATAAATGAGTCATTGGTTGTGTTGATTATTTCATCAACCCAAATATCGTAATCTGTAATTATATGGTCTAAATCAGAATTAATAATGTTTTTTTCGTATTCTTCCCAAAGTCCTAGTTTGCGAAGATCTGTTTCAAAATCTACTTGACAATTAAAACATCTTTTATATTGAATATAAAATAATTTATCGTACCTGTTTTTCATTAGATTAGAACAACAAGGACAAAATAACGGCAAAGTTACTTCCTTCTTTGCTTTATCTAATTTAGTAAGGTTTTGCTTTATACCATTTTTGATAGTCCACTGCCTTCCATCTTCTTCCCACACATCACCTTCCTCATGGAATTCTTTTTTCTTGCTATAACCAACACCACCATTAGTTCTTTCACCTTGTTTACCTGTCATCAGGTTACGAAGGCGTTGAACATCAGCTGATTTAAAATCCTTTTTTAAAACGTTTTCAGACATAATTTATTTTTTAAGTAACTTCAGTAATTGCTCTTTAACTGTATTATTAAATTCTTCATTTAATGATTTTTGTTTAGATAAATCATAATCTTTTCCAGATGTCAATTTAGCACTTTTTAATATTTTACTAAGGATTGTTTCATCTTTAGGTTGGAATTTTAAAGTCATATCATCTGCTTTAACAGGATTTAAACTTGATCTAACTGATTTTTCATCACTAGATTGAGTTTTATCAAAATATTTTTTAATTAACTCTAAATTGTATTTATTTTTTTCTGGGAAGTAAAATTCAATATCACCTGTTTTGCTTTTCTTAAAGAATGGAGTACCCTTTTTAAATCCACCAACTTCTTTAAATATTTTACTGTATAATTCACCACCATTTTCTTGGTAGATATTTTTATTAACGTCATTGCTAGCTTTAGTATCACCAAATACTTTTCTTTCAAGTTCCTTTAATCCTTCAGATCTTAAAACAAATGTACCTTTTAAGTTACTTGGGTCATTAATAATATCCACTAATTTATCAGCGGTATAGTCTCCTAAAGCAGTCAATATTAATTCAGTTTTGGCTTTTAATTGTTTTAAGCCACTTTCTTCTCCGCCACCTTCTTCTTGTTCCTTTAATTTGTATTTAAAGCTCATAATCCTATTTCTTTTAATTCGTTTATTGTTTGAGATGTTGATGTAAATAATATTCCAATACCACCAGCCGCATTCCAATCATTAATATTATCGGCTCTATCGTCGATAAGTATTGATTTTCTATCAGCATAGTCTTTTTTATTTTCACGTTTTGCTAAAATTAATTTAGTACCAGGTATGTTTTCTTGTACCCATAATTTTTTTCCATAGCGAGATGAATAATTCATAGATGGTGCTGATAGTAAAGCAGGTTTATATTTTGATATATAAGTCCATAATTGCTTACCATCAGGCATCCAAGGCATTTTAGACCAAAATTGTTCACCTGTGTTGTCTATTAATTCCCAAAACTTTTTAGTACCATATTTAGCTCCATATGCTTTAGGAGACATATCTCCAAATTGTTCAAATCGTCTGTCAAAATCACATAACACACCATCCATATCACAATAAATTTTATATTGTGAAACTTGAGCTGCTTGTTCTTCCTCTTTTAATTGTTTATATAAATCTGTTAGTTTATACATTTTTAATTGAATCCTCCCAATTTCTAAAAATTATGTTTCCGTTGAGGTACGCTTCTTTTTCCAACTCTTGTAAGTTAGAATCCTCATTAGTATTAGTAGTGTTAACATTATTTAATCTACCATCGTTATCTTGAATACGATGGATCATTTCGTGTGAATATGAACGTAACACATCTTTTGGATGACGATTTAATGTATATAAAGTGATTGAACAATTGTTCGGATCATAATACGCTGTCTTACCTAAAATGTTTTCAGCGTTTTCTATATCGTTGCTTATGATTTTTACTTTAGGTAAAGGTGCAATATTTAAACCTTGATCCATCATATATTTAGTTAATGACGCTAAAGCACTTCTGAAGTCTATAGGTTGTTGAGTATGCATACAACCACAATTTTCCATTAATTTTTCTGGTTTTAGGTAATACTCATTATAAAAGTATTCTAATGCTTTAAGTCGCTCACCAGTTAATTTGGTTTTTAAAAAATTATATATTTTATTAGGATCTTTTTTTAATGCATCATACACATCAGCATGTATAGCCCAATATTTTATTTCGTAATCTTCTAATTCATTTAATTCAATTTTAGGATCAGGAGATTGAAAATCCTTTTTACGCATTATAGTTTTAGCTATAATTTTATCAGACATACTGACTAATGGGATATTAATATTAGTTCTATTATCCGATGCTACTACTTCTCTATATTTGGTAATGAAATTATTTAATTCATTTTTCTTACGAGCTAAACGTTTAAAAAATCCAATAAGTTCAGCTGGTGAAATTGGTTTAATATTTCTAGGATCGTTTAATCTATCAAAGAAATGTTTAGTAAAATCAACATCTATAGGTGCTAATTCCTTATCTGCATATTTTTCAATCGAAGCAAGATCTGATTGAGACATATCTTCTTGGATATCACTTGAAAATACATTTAAAAAATCATCTTTATTTATTCCTACAGGTAAAAATTTGTCAAAATCTTGGCCCGTTGCTAGCATTTTTCTAAAATCTCTAGCATTTAATTCTTCAACTGTTCCACCATCATATATTTTAACATTTGGTTTACCAGTAAGTGATTTATATCTATCTTCTTCACCTTTACCAAATACAGGAATAAAATTAATATTTGGATTTTCTTTAATTGTATCTAATGTATATTTTACAGGAGATTTATCTACTATTTCTATTTTTAACTTATTGTCTAATAATGTATTATACATTTCCCAAACTGCTTTACTTTGTTGAGGTGTAATACCGTCTACAACAACTGGTGAAATAGCGATGATTATTTCATCTGCTTTATCAAGTAAATTTTTAGCTACCTCAAAGTGACCTTTGTGAGGTGGTTTAAATTTGCCTGGGAATATTGCTACTGTTTTAGTAGTTTCTTCAAGTAGGGGTTGTATAAGTTCTTTAACTAATAAATTCATTTATTTTGGATTTAGCGCTTTCTAAAGTATCAAATTCAGGTAACTCCTTAACTAATGTTTCAATATCAGCATTTAGTTTATTTTTTTCAGCTTCGGATTTTGCTTGTTCTTCAGGTGTTTTAGGTTTACCTACTGCTTTAGAAGCTTGAAGATATGGTTTAATTAATTCTAATGAAAATCCTTTAATAGCATCTTTAGGGTCATTATTTATTAAAACAAATTTATCTCCAAACGCTTGTTTATAAGTCCCAATATTTTGATTCACATCTCTCCAAGTACGTAATACTATACTAGGCATTAAACTACGATCACGATCAGCATTACGTTGTAATGAAGTAATAGGTGATACATAAAGCATCAACATCATACATTCATAACCTAATGCTTCTAGTTCTTGTTTTTTCTTTAATAGTGGTTTTGAGGCACCACCTATACCATCTATAATTAGATTTTGTCTTTCAACTGAGGATTGAGCGAATTTTTCTTTGGTAGCTTTTTGAGCTTGACCCATTAACTTAGCAGCTTGTGATAATTCGTCAGGTGAAAAATCTTTTTGTTTCATACCTAAACCACTAGCTTTAAGTAATTCCTCATAAGTATCATCAACATTTATTGTAGTAAAATTACTAGGTAATAGTTGTTTAGTGATATATGATTTACCACTACCAGCAGGACCTGCTAAAAATATAGCTTTAGGCGAACCCATAACTTCACGCAATAACTCAGTAAGTTTAATCATATATTCTAAATATAAATAAGAAGACTTTGAAAGCCTAGTCTCCTATAAATATTTAAAAGTTACGGGAAATCATGGATTTAACTGAACTGATACAGGAAATTTATTAAATGATGGTTCTGAATTTGGATTTTCCAATTTATATAAGTCATATACTTTATTAAATAAATCCCAATTTTCTTCTATGGTTCTAGATGATGTGATAATTTCCCATCCTTTACCTTGCATTTTTTCGCCTTTTTTATCGGCTTTATGTTTAGATGATTTTAACCAAATAATACCGTTTTTGGTTACTTTTTCTTCAAATGTTTCATTCCAACAAGTAGTATATGCTGCTAACTGTAAATCATAACTTGTATGAACACTATTTGATGTTTTAATATCTAAAACCCATAACTCATCTCTCATTTTAACTACCAAGTCACAAGTACCAGCAATTTTATGTGTGTCTGAGTATAAATGAATTTCACTTTCAATTAATTCAGGTTTTTCAGTTTCCCAAAATTCAACAAATTTAAGTAACATTTGCCAAACAGATAATGAACAAACAGCATGTCCTTTATCATCTAACCAATCAATTTTTTCACCCGTTAAATAACGTTCAATTAAACTGTGGGTTTGAGTACCTTCATCAGCTGCTTTTTTAACTATAATATCTGAATTATGGCCTACATCTTTAAGCCAGGTTTCAAAAAATTTACCTTTAGGAAAATATTGTAAAATACTTGTTACAGATGGATAATATTGATCATTTCGTTTATAAAATCGATTATCTAAAAAATTTACTTGTTGTCCTTCACCATCAAATTCTAATATTCTTTTAATACTCTTTTTGTGTATTGACTGTCCTTTTTCGATCATAATATTTGTAGTTTTTTCTCGAGTAAATTCGAGAATGTTAATGGTAAAGTGTTTTGAATTAAATTAGTAAATTTTTCAAACCCCATTTCACTAGGATCTTTATCTTCAAGACTCACTAAATAAACCTCTTTACCTTCGTTCATTAGCGTTTCACAAAAATTTAATGCTTGTTTAATAGCATCTTTGTCAAGGGCAATATATATTTTTTCAACTGATGAGTTGATAATACGTTTCATTAAACTCTTTTGTATTGTTTTACCTAACAATGGTATAGCATTACGTTTAATAGCAATAGCATCAAACATACCTTCACATAAAATGATAGGTACATTCCAATTAATAAAATGCTCTAAACCAATGATATCTCTAGTTACGTCAGGATTTTTATATTTAATAGACGAGTTTTTATCGAAGTTTCTTGCGGTAAAATAATTGAGATTTCCATTCGCATCGTACGAAGGAATAACAATCATATTAGAAAATAAACCAAATTCACAATAACCTATATTATATTTAATAATATCTTCTTTAGTAATACCTCTATTTTTAAGGTACGATACTGCTTTTTTTGCAGTTAAACTGTTTAATTGGGCGTTAGTTAATGGTATAAATTCTTTAGGTAACTCTGCTCTTTTATCATTAATAATTTCAATTTGTTTACCGTCTGTTTTTACTAATAATTTTAGCTGGCTGATTTTACTAGAATCTATTTCTAATTTTTTAAATAAAGTGGATAATTTTTTACCTTTAAATCCACATACCCAACACTGGTATGATTGAAAATGAGGTGATGTTTCCTCTAGATTAATTTCTAATTTTAGTTTATGGTGTTTACATTCAGGACAATGGTAAGCTCTGTTACCACGTGATGTTGATTTACCTTTACCTAAGACAGAATCGATTAAGAATACTAGAGCATTATTAGACATAACTTCAATATACAAATTATTTTTTTGAAGGCCTAGCCTACTATAAAAAGTCTTTAGAGTAAAATTTACCTAAAATATTATCGTTGAAATATTCAACTGGATGTTCTAACACATTATAATGAAATAAGTATTTACATTCATAGTAAGTTAATAATTTTTTACTAGTGACTGTTTTTATTATTTCACGTTTAAATTCTTCGTGTTTATTTTCCTTCAACAAACCTAATATTGGTTTAGCAGAACCATAATACGTTTTCCAATCCGATTCTTTTGAAACGATTTTAGTGGCTGATTTACGCCCAGGACCCGATTGTTCTGCTAATTCTTTTTTAGTAAGTTTTTTCTTAATGTTATGGTAAAGTGATTTTTTACCTATATAAGATATTCCACTTGGGATGTGAGTTGTAATATAAACAAAACCAAACGTATTTTCAGGAAAATCTTCTATTTTTTCTATAACTTTATTTTCGTATAACCACATTACTATATAAATTTAATTTTATTAAATATTTCTTTAGGTAAATTTTGTTCAAGATAATCTTTATAATAATTAACAGCTGTTATTTCTTTTATTTTACTATTAATATTATTAATATTTCCAGATGTTGATATATATTCTTTTTCATATTCATAATCATCATCAGGATGACCCTTATAAATAAAAGGTTTCAATGGAGGTAAATCTTTAGAATTAAAAGTAAGTCTTATTCCTATCTCTTGATCTTCTTCAGGAAATTCTCTAAATGTCCACAAATCAGGATCTGATGTAAAAGATATTTGATTAAAGCGTGAATCTGATTTTAATGTATTTGAATTAATTACATTAATAAAAAATTTAGGAAGAGTAAAATGATATAATACATCTGGGGTAGAATCAATAATTTCTTTTAATATGTTAATTAATTTAACCATTACATATCTAAATTTATTAATATTGTTGTATCTGTTGTTGGTGAACCAGGAACTGGTTGTGCTAGTTTACCTATTGCTAATAAGTTTTGTTCTTCATCATATAAACCTACTGTTGTAATATAAGGTGAAAAATCTGATCCTGTTACAAAACTATAAACTACTCCAGAATTAACTCCTACATTATAACTACCTGAGATAGTACTTGGATTTAGAGTGAAATTATATTCGTTTTCTCTAATAGTACATTTATATTGTTTTTCAAATATAGTATATGAACTTGAAAATGAACAAGTAAAATTATTTGTAACAGCAAAACCTAATGTAGTTGTTTGAACATTAGGAGCAACACCATAAACATATGAAGTACCATAAATAGCATTACCATAAATTGAACCAAGATTAGTTGACACAGATTGAGAAACAGCCCAATTAGTTAAATATTGATTTCCAGTTAATACTACTATACCGTGAGTATATATAATATTACCCATTATTTGAGATCCAGATATAATATTTCCTTCACCATCATCATAAAAATTAAATCCATCAAAACTCATTTTAAATGAGTAAGGATCAATATATTCTCCAAATGATGTTATAGGAATAGACAATACTCCAATTATACTACCTGTTGAAGTAGGAAAATATCTTGCATATGATAATGTAGTTTGTAAAAAATTATCATAAGATGGATTACTAGTTGCTCCAATATATCTATCTCCTTCAGTATCTCTTCCAGGTACTAGAATAGGTTTATTAATTGGGTCACCATATGATGAAGTTAAATAATTTGAATAATATAATTGTTTTATAGAATCATAAACTAATCTTTGATATTGATATGGCCCCGAGATTATATCATTTGATCCACTAGAAAAATAACTAATAGTACTACCTGAAGCTACATAATTATAATTATTCATATAACCTGTGGTAGTAGTATATAAATTTATTAATGGTGAAGTTCTAGATGATGTTATATTAAATAATCCTGAATAAAAAGAAGCACTACTATTAATGTAATTTACTATATTAATTCCGGTACCATTTCCTGTGGATCCAGATGGAACAAATATAAAATTATATCCATTAGGTAATAAATTATTACTTCCAGTAATAATAAATAATGTATCATTTATAGTAAATGAACTAGAACCTACTGTTGAAGCCTGAGAATGAAGGTTTAAAAAATTAAATTGGGCTGAGGATGTGGTTCCAGTAGTTACAATAGTATAATTTCCAGTATATGGATCTATTTTAGGATTAAAATCAAATTGATATACATTTTGACCTAAAAATCTACTTATAGATGCACTGTTAAGAGATGAACTACCTTGAAAAGTAAATTCTTTATTTACTTTAAGAGGAGTAGTAATTACATCGGAAGTAAGAAATTGCTTGTAAGCACCCATTCATTTTAAAAATCTAATTTAACTCTTACTAATGCTTCTTTTGTAAAATCTTTTAATAAAGGTCGTGATAATTTAGCTACTGCTAATAATTCATTATTATCATTATACAATCCAATTGTGGTAGGAAATGTTTGAGGATTATTAATAAAATTATTAAATATAACTTCACCTGTACTACCTGAAATAAAACTTGGATTTTCTGAGTAGTTAAATTCCGCGTTTCTTGCTCTTACAAATATATAATCTGCTGTTATTGTTTCTTGACTATTCGCTGTAAATTGAACTCCTAAATTTAAAGCATTAAATAAACGTTGATAATTTTGACCATCTGAGTCAACAGTTTGGTTAGCACCTACTTGAATTGAAGAACTAATAGCTGCAGGATGTAGTAAAATTGTTCCAATATCAGGTAAAAACCAACCATATGAACCACTAGCAACACTGTATCCATTAGGATTAGTAGTATTAATTACTCCAGCTGAGCCACTTACTAATTGAAATACTCTACCCGCGTCAACAAATGTTATAGTAGAAGTAGCATTACTATTATCTGTTAAACTTAATTTACCACCACTTCCTGATAAAACTAATGTCATTGTACCTGGAAGTAAAGATTCTTTATAATGGTTTCTATCAACTGATATCACCCAAAAATCAGATGATATTATTCCACCAAATGAAAAATCTGAATATTCGTCTCCTAATACTAAATTTCTATATTGACCATACGTTGTTCTTGTAGGTGTTGCACCCGGAACGGCATCATTATAATAAGCACTTCCATACCCATTTTTATTACCATACGCAATAGCAAATTGAACATCTGCTGATGTATCTGTAGAGGCTGTTTGATAAATATTTAAATAAAATAATCCAGAAGATCCTAATGCTTGAACTGAGGAGGTATAAAACTGGGTTAAAGTTGGAGCTCCTGCTGACCATAATGGACCAGTTATTGAGTCTGAGCTGACTACGAAATCTTCTGCTGCTAAACGGTTAAATGACATATTTTTATATTAATTATTTTTATATTATACTTTCTTTACAGTTATAGGAATAGTTAAACGAGCTCCACTATCTCTACCTTGAACAGTTAATGTGGCATAAATTTCTGTGTTAGAACCAAATAATGTATTTACAGTAGTTGCTCTTAAATTAAGAGTTGTACCAACAACAGTTTTAGAAACACTAGTCCCCAATGTAGTTGTACTATTTAAAGCTTGTGCAGATGGTGTATTAATACCTACTCCATCAAATGTATTCATTAAACGAACATCAGAAATAGTAAATGTATAACCAGCTGTTTCATAAGTATTACCACCAAAATAATTTAATGTTTCAGGCGTTATTGCTAATGAAGCACCTTGATTCATAATAAGTGATGAATAATTTAAATTAAGAACAGGCATTTTAGCTGTACCACGAGGAAGTGTAACTAATTTATATTTCATAATTTGAGTTTCCTCAGGAAATGCTTCTAATAAAGGCATATTAAGAATTGCTTCACCATAATATGCTGATCCAGAAGGATGATTAGGGTTATACATTGTATAGTCTACTTCATCATCTGCTAAAGCAAATTGAGTAATTCTAAATGAACCATCATTTTTTGCTAATAATTGTCTTCCTTTTGTTGTTAAAATCGCGTCTACTGTTATAACGGCGTTATTTAAATATCCCATTTTTATTAAGTATTTTGTTATAAATATTGTTAAATTATATTTTTGTTTAGATTAAACTTCTTTCTTTTAAAGAAACAATAATATTATCAAAGTTTTGTCTTAAATCATTTGTTGTATACTCAGCCATTAAATATCCATCATAATTTATACCTAAAGCATCATAACTACTACTAATAGGAGGATTATCTATTATCACATAATTAGGATTAGGTTGAAATTCTCTTATTAAAAATGAATTAATATCAGTTCCTGGAATTGTAGGTCTATCTAAAGTTAGATATAAATCATTATCAAAAAATATACTAGCATAATCTAAAGTTATGGATGCTGAGTCATTACCACGAATTCTAAGATAATTACCTCCAGGTATATTACTTGGAGCTATAACATTAATAGATGTTCCAACCCCACTACCAAATGGTATATTTTGAATAGTATATAATGAAGACGTATTAGAAGAATATCCATTATTAAAATCAAAATATAAAGAACCAGATACACTTTCTTTAATACTAAATAATATAGTATAAGCTTTACCAGGAACTAAAGTTCCATTTATTGATCTTTCTATATAATTATTTGCTGTGACAGTACCTGGTAATGGAGATACGGATGCTGATCCTCCTCCTATTAACCAATTTGAACCACCATTAGGTACATAATTATTTAAATCATTAAATGAAGCAGAATTAACATTATATTCTACATTTGTTATAGTATATACTTGATTTTCATCACCTTCAAATCTTATTTGAGTAATATTTGGATTTATTAAAAAAGGAATACAATCTGCATATCCTGAAAATGGAGTAGGTGCTTGTGTAAGTGGAAAACCAGGATTATATACTGAGAAAAATTGGGAACTTGTTAGCACATTTGGTGATGAAGATCCGGTTGTCCAATAATATAAATCATTTCCGGGATCATATGTCATAGTACTTGTATCAGTACCTGCTACTGTTTGAGCTATTTCTAGATTTGAGTTATTAGTAATTGTAAAATATTCATACCCATTTCCACTATATATCATAACTCTATACCATATATCTTCTATAGGATTATCTTGGAAATCAAACGTATAAGAATTATAATTAAGAGCACTTATTGGTTGTGTTCCAAATTGATTAAAAGGACCAGTATTTCTATTCCCCATATAAAAACCATTAGCTTGATCTACTATGTTCCAATTTATACCATCTGTTGATTTTTGTAAATATAGTGTTACATATGTATCACGTACAGATATTGAGTTAGGATATTGAGTTGTTACATAATTGTATATATTTACTGTAAAGGTTAATTTAGTTACATTAGAATCAGATAATATCTTAATTCTATCATTTGTAGCATCCAAATATATTTCATTAGAAGGATCATATGTTGTAGCTAAATTCATTGGAACTGTTATTCCTCCAGGAGTTGAAGTAGCATCAACATTAAATTGACTACATTTATATATTGAATTATATGTAGGAACATATCCAAATTGTTGATTTCCAAATACTAATGGAGATATTACTGTTGGATCATCTTTTAATTGAGAATATAATACTGCTCTAGGAAAAACTCCAGGTCTAATTATTTTTTTATTTCCTAAAAATATTTTATCTCCATTTAATGTTGTAATTGTTAAACTAACATTTTTATCAGTTTCGAAATTATCAATTAAATTATAATAATATGATCCTGTCAAAGTAGGAGTTTGAATATTTCCATCTTTATCAATTAAATATATAATATGAGCTGCTGATTTACCTGTTAATTCATATGATGTATCTTGTAAATAATCAAAATAAGCAAAATATGTTTGTTCAACTGTAACAGAAGGTGTTTGACTAAATCCAACATCACCTGGTGTCCATTTATTTTCTTGTTGTTGGATTACTCTTGTACCATCATATCTAGGTAATCTATTAGCACTAGCTTTATATAAATAATCACTTACCTCAGCATATTGAGCTGTACCACTTATAATTTGTTGTAAATTTGAAGGAATAGTTCCACCATCATCATATAAAACATCTCTATATAAACCATTAATATCATTTTGGCTGTAATTATTCATTAATACATCACAATCCGTATTATTAAAATTTCCAGGATAATATGGTTCAAATAAAAATGAGCTTGTTGAATTTTGAGGAACATTTGATTGAGACATACTCCATCTTACAGTATGAACTGATGCTGTTGTTCTTGGGGATACTTCTATGCGAGAAATAAGAGCATATTCTAAATAACTTCCATTATCTTTAGTTGATCCTGATGGTGCGTATATCCCTATTTTTTTATCTACACTAGATGTTACAACATATTGAAAATTAAAAACTCCACTAGCTCCAGAAGGAATAATTCCTATAAGAGATGAAGTAGTAATTGTACTTGCACCTTGAACACATGTTACTACTTGTAAATTTTTAGATGAAGGACCATAAAAATCATCATTAACTTTAATATTAGGAATTTCAACTAATATATCAAATAATTTACCATCATCTCCAGCATTCCATAAATTAACTGTAGCTGTTGGACCCCAATATGTTAATAAAGTATTATCAATATTTGGATCTTGTAAATAAACTCCTCCAGGATATATATACCCACCTTGATTTATTGGACTATTTTGTAATTCATATGATCTCCAATTATTTGATAATGTTGGAGTATTAGTAAATGTATTTGTATTTCCACTTCCACTCCATGCTTTAAACCATTCAGGTATATTACTATTAAAATATGATCCAGTTCCTATTAAATAAGGATTATCTATATAATGTTGTGTTTCAGTATAAAAATCAATTTCGTGAGCATAATTTTGAATGGGTTGATAAATACTACTAGATATGATTAAATTATGTTGACCAGCATTTAAATATAATTTATTTGCATTATTATATATAGGTACGGTTGAAGGAATACCATCAATAATTTGATTAGGATTACTATTAATTTGCCATGCTTGAAGACCCCATGAAAATGTAACAGGAGCATTTATACTCATACTAATAGAAGCAGTTGTATAAATAGTTGTATTTGGACTTAATGGAAAAAAATATTGTTCTGATATTGGATTCCACCCATTAGCATTATCTGTTGTTATATTCCAAGCTCCTACTCCATATGTTAAATAGTATGTACTTCCAGTAACACTAGCTGTAAAATTAGAAAAACTTGAAGTTGCTATAAATTTATAATCTAAATAATTATCATCAAAATATCCTGGGGTAATAATTAGATTTGGTTTAAATTTAAATAAAAAATAATTAGCAAAACTTGTTCTATATTCTACTTCTAATTTAACTAATCCACTACCTGAATCTATCCATTCTATATAATTACCTACTGTTAATTGAGATAAAGTATTTGTAAGATCAATTCCATCTTTATCTATTGTAGATATTTTAGCATATTGAACACTTTCTGTTGGATATGGAGAATCAATATAATATATTAATATTTCTCCATCTCTAGGTATAGTATTAGGATGAAAAAATGGATAATAAGATTGAGAAGCATAAGGAAATATACTATATTTAAAAGATTTATTATTAGCTACTAAAAATTGTTGACAATCTGAGTCGGTTAAATCACCATTACTTACTGTACAATTTGAACCACTAAATTCTCCATCAATAAATTCTTCCATTGTATTATGAATAGTATTAACTATCCCTAAAGGAGTAACAATAGATTCAGACCAAGATTGAGTAATATTTACTACTAAATTTGTAGTATAATCAGTATTAGATATAAAATTAGGCCATGTTCCAGCATGACTACCTGTAATTTCTTCTATAGGAAATGATTGTTCATCAGTAGAAGCAATATATGTTCTTTGTCCATATGACTGAGTAACAATACTATTAATCGAGGCGGTTATTGTTATATCTTGTAACGACATTAGTTTGGTATATTTAATATTTGTAATGTTGGACTTCCTAAGAACACAGTAGAAGTATGAGTATTAACTTTAGGTTGAGGATATCTATATCTTTCTAGTAAGGTTGGTTTTATTACTATACCTGAAGCTAAACCTGCTCTTGCTGGGGTAAAATCTTTAATCATTTTGAATAACGAGTTATCAAAGAATTTTATAAGTCTTATATAATCATTTAAATCATAATTATGAGTATATTTAGAGAAATAATAATCTCTTAATTTATTAAAATCAGGATAATAATTTGTTGAACCTGATATTAATTGATTTGGATCTCCAATATACGAACCTATATTGAAATATCCAAGTTGAGCTATAATATCATCGTTAACTTCATCTTGAGGTGAAAATGCTGCTTCAAGATAATTTACATCTTTTGTAAATGTTTCAGTTGCAGGAGAATTTTGTTGAATTGAAATATATGGAGATAAAGTATTACCAGATGGTAAATCCATATTTACTATTCTAATTTTTTCAGATACTGAGTTTTTAATACCTGCTACAAATTGGTTTTGATATAATATTTCTATATTAGGATTGAATGTGTATGTTCCTACTAATGTATAGTTACTTCCAGCTGATCCAAAAGATTCTGTTACCGGATATTGGGAGATTGCTGGGTGGATTGATGTTCTTGTTTGAGTACCTGATCCACTATTATCTAACATAGTACCTAATGGTGCTCTAAAAAATAATTGATTAAAAGCATCATTTATTCCTTCTAAAATATTTCCTTCAATAGAATAAGGATTCATTACATAATCATTAAATTTATTATCATCTAAAGCATTATGATAAAATCTTAATTCTTGAAATGAGCCTGAGAATGGAGTATATGTTTTTCCGGCTGTAGTTACAGATGCATTATTACTTAGACGAAGATTTTTATTAGATCCTCCAACCCATAATCCATTAGTATTTGTACTACTAGAAGCTTGAAATCCTAATTGACTACCATCATAACCATCATATATATTATTTTTAGCATATAAAGTTATTGGAGTATTAGCTAAATCACTAAATTGATTTATTAAAACTGACCACCACTCTCCATTAAAAAATGGTAAATATATACTAGCAGAATCAGATGTAGAAGCATCTATATATTTTAAAGTAGCATATTGATTATAATTATTTGGAATAGATCCACTATATGATCCTGATGATAATCCACTTCCTGTATATTCTAGTACTAAATCAAATTCACCTATAATTCTTGCTATAGATTGACTATAGTATGTTGATGTTGGTAATCCAAATGTTTTAAATCTAAATTCTATTCCTTCTAATCTAGGGATACCAGTGAAATAAGATGTTGGTAAAGATACATTTACATATCCATTTGTTGTATTTGTAAATGCATAATTAAATTGATCAACAAAATTATCCCATGATTGATTTTCATATGATTTACCACCAAATTCATTTATACGTAAAATAGTATCAGGGATACCATAAACGTTTACTAACATTCTTAAACCTTCCGCTGTTCCTTTTTTCTTAAGTAACATTGGAAGATTGTGATAGATACGTTTATAAATTTCTTTATTAATATCATCTACTGGTTCTATTGAAGCAGTTGAAGATGCTGTTACATAAGTATTAACATATTCATATCCTGCAGGAGATGGTAAAGAACCTGTAGTGTAAGGTAAATTATATAAATTACCAGTTGTAGTAATACCTAATAATGCTGAGTATAAGTCATTTGTTGAAAAATTGTTTTGGTAAATTTTAACTCCTAAATCTCGAATAGCTTGTGCTACTATATCTTTAGAAATACCATAATTTAACCTATTATCGTTATCAAATTTATTAGTAATATCTTTTAAGTAAATCCAAACATTATCAAAATGTTGTCCAATCATTTCGATAAATAAAGTGTATTGATTATTATTGGGATCATCTACTAAATAGTCTGGGATAGCATATGTTAAAGCATCTTTATTTTCTGAGTCGTAATAAGAAGCAACAAATGATTGGGAAGTAAGCCAATTTATAGCTGTTACATCAGTTGTTAAAGCATTTAAGTATGGGTATTCTGAGGTGGTTTTTGGCCAAGATGCACTACTAGATTCATAATAAAGAAAATATTCATAACCATCAAAATTGGTTATAATTTCATTTATTTTATTTAACCAAATTAATTGACTTCCAGAAGTATAATTATTAGGTGGAGAATTAGTATTTGATAAACCAGCATTATAAGTATATTGTTCAATTAATGATAATTTATAATAAAAATTTTCTAAACGAGTTTGTGCAGATGAAAAATGAACAAATTGAGAGTAATTTGAGTAGTCTATGTTAATTTCAATTCCTTTTTCTATTAATAAACTATTTAATTGATATAATAAACTTCCTGATCCTAATAAAGAATAATTTTGAGTTAAATATGTTTCGTTATAATAAGGGGTAGAATTATTAACTTGATCTTGAACATCTAGATTAAAATTAGGACCTAATAAATAATTTCTGGATAGATTTAAATCAAGTACAGTTGTTAAATCAATTTGATATGCTAATGAATCTGCTATTTTTTCTACAACCCAACATTGAGAATTAATATTAAATTCTTGAGGTAAAGGTTCATATAATTTAATTAAAACTGTAGGATCTGAGGGATTAGTATTATCTAGAGCTATATTATTAGCTATAACTAATTGATTATCCCCAAAATTTAAATAAAAATCTAAATATGTATTTGGACTACTGTTTATTTCAAATATAAATTGATTTGTTAAGTCAAAAACATCAATATTATTTATTTGAGTTGTATTTAATCTTAACTCAGTTCGATCTGAACTTATATTTTGAATATAGAATGTATTACTAACATTAGATGATAATTTTCTTTTTAAAAAATTATATAAAGTAATATATGAACCTTCAACATATCCACGCGATTCTAAATCGTTTGAAGGATTAATATCAACT